CTAACAGTAGTGTTCACTCTCACATATACATCAGTTTCAAAAGCATTCATTACAAACTGAACACCCTCATCAAATAGTTCTACTATAGCATTACGGAGTTTAGTGATCTCTACCATCACCCAATTCCATATCTTCTTTACTCTTGCAATAAACCAATCCCACATCTTCTGTAACACAGCTTTCAGTTTGGCTTCACTGATTGTACCTTCAGTAAGTAATTCATGTTGGTGTGCAACTGCATCAAAGTAGGCTTCTTTTAACTCATCAGTCTTTTTAAATGCAGTACTGACCGTCAGGCGTACCGTCTGATAAAACGAATAGCCTAATTTTTGTTTTACACCATCTACTTTTCTACTGTATGAACCACTTTTCATATTAGCAGTCATCTTCATTTCTTTGGCCACTTTAGATGTGTAGGGACCTGTAGGTTTGATCTTGTGATACTGTAACACATTCATAGGATAGCCCCAGGCTAACATCACATTGGCTCTACCAACATCGTCACCTGGATCATCAAAAGTTTTACCACCAAACTTCTCCCAGCCAGTCATAGACTCCCATGCAAATCCTAAACCAACTGCCTTATTATTAAATGCTCGTTGGAAGCCAGCTTCTATACTGCCCTTTAACTTTTCTTGATCGTCAAGTATCTTTCGTGCAGCAGCATTGCCTTCTTCCATCGTGGCAATCTTCTTCTGTTGCAGTAATGATTTATCACCAGACTCTAATTCTTTAGGGTCTGCCTTTCTTAATGCATCTGAAGTATACTGTGCTCCAACTGTTCTCGTTGAAGTTACAAAACTATCTACATAGCCAATCAATTCTTTCTTTAGACTACCTTGAACCCCCGACTGTTTCAGTGCAGCAAGAACTGTAGCCCGTGACTCTTTCTGTTCACCAGACATCAGGAGAGCCTTGGGACCTTTAACTGATACTTGGTCTTTACCAATAACTATATCAGCTTTAGATGTGTCTTTGCCCTTACCTGTTTCTTCTTTCCAAAACGTAGACACACCAGGATAGGACTGACCTGCAGGTCCAGCCTTACCACTAGATTTAATTTTTTGTTTGCAGAGTTGGGCGAAAACCCAGAAGGATTGTTTGAGATCCTTACTTGCTTGAGGATCTCTATTTTTATTGGGGCGTATATATGGATAAACAGCTGTCCATTGTTTATCTACAGACGTAAGAAACTTCTTAGTGTTAGCCTGTTGTAAAATTTTCTTTTTAAATTGATCTTCACTTAGATTCCTAAGATTCCAACAGTCAACAATCACCCCTTCAAAATAAGTAGATGCCGTTGTATCTTCGGTGAGTAAAGTATAAAACTCTTTTAAAGATTCCATGCTATATTTATCTTTATTCTACCTTGAAGTCTTTAAATCTATCCTCCAACACCGTAACTTCTGGCTGACCAGTATCTACTAAATCTTCTTGTGCTTTCTGTGATACATCATAAAGTTTCATCTTAGCTCTGTCTACACCTATCACAAATCTCTTGTTTAATGTCGGATCATTATATCTATTCTTCAATTGTTTAACTAACATCTGATTTAACCCCTCTAATTCTTCAGTTGATATCAATGCAAACATCAAATCTGCGGTCGCTGGTAACCCAAACGATTCGGATGTATCTTCAAGTCCTATATCTGTTGATGTGAATCCCTGCCGTGTGGTCTGTGTTGCAGATACAATTGGAATATTCAGCTCTACAGCCAAGCCTCTCATCTCTTCCGCAATACCCTTGATATAAGTATACGAATTTACATTACTACCATATTTAAATCTTACTGATGCACAAATGTTTATATAATCTATAAAGATAATGTCTGGTTGAAATGCCTTTTTCAATCGCAACTCATTATACAATGCACGAAAATGTCCACAGTGAGCAGACGCTGTAGGATATTCTTTAATGATAAATTGACCCTCAGTTTTCTTTCGGATCTTATCTACCCTACTCTCAAACATTCTCTTGGGTAAATCATGTACATCATCCAATGTCAAGTTCATCAAGTTCGCATCAATACGTTCTGCAATCTTTTTTTCTGCCATCTCTAAGGTGATATAGAGTACATTCTTTCCCTGTAACAATGTTGCAGCAGCCACATGACACATGAATAATGATTTACCTACCCCTGTACCAGCAAGACAAACATTTAATGTCTTGTTTGGCAACCCACCCTTTGTAATTCTATTAAAGAAATCTAAATCAAACGGTATCTTTTCTTCTGTCTCATGGTAAAAATCATATCTCTCCTCATACTGTTCCATATAATCATGGCCTATATGAGTATCAAAAGATACAGACAATGCATCTGTTAAAATTGCTGGGATGGCTTCTGGTGTTTGATCTTTAGATTTGCCATCTATAATATGAATCCCATCCAAGATGGCATTATAGATCGCCTTATCTTTACACCACTTCTCAGTTTCATCTACGAGCCAATCAAACTGTTCGTCTGAAACTGCTTCACCTAAACTATTTACAAGCTCTTGAGTCTGTTTATATTGTTCTTCATTTAATGTAGCCTTCTGTAAATCTAATTTAATAACTTCAGCATTATCTGGATTAGACTTATAACTATCTACATATGCCTCAATAGTTTGAAACACCACTTTTTGAGTGATGTCTTGGAAATATTCGGCTTTAATATATGGAATTACTTTACGAGTATATTCTGAATTATATATCAGATTCGTCAGTATCGTCGCTTCTAAATTTAACTGTGTCATTTTTTAAACTTTCATCAATAATATTCATTAATATATCACCTACAGTTGCTTCAAATTCGCCTGTAGATAAATCTTCATCTGTTGGATTATACATCAATTCACAGTCAAATGTCAAGGGAATTTCTTCAGCCTTGCTTGGATCAACCATCTCACCTTCATCAGTATACATAGGAAACTTTACATTATGATAGGCCCATACTATACCGGAAAACTTACCTTCACCTATTCTATAGGCTTGCTGATCTGTTTCCTTATTTGTAACGTAATAATAACTTGGAACTTTTCTACTCATAATGACAGTAAGAATTAATAAGATATTTCATTCCGGATATAGGCTTTCTGCCCGCATGAACCCAAGGCCACATAGGAGGAAACATTAACAACCGTCCTCTCTTTGGTTTTATTTGATATGGTATATAAGTACCTGGCTTATAAGTGTTAATAAATTCTGTCTCACCTCCTTCTTCTACATCATTAAGATATATAAAAAAGGATAAGAATCTTCGAGCAGAGCTATGATCTATTACATCTACATGAGGATCAAACCTATCATAATCATTAGCCAAATATCGTTTTATTCTAATTGCTTCATACCCATAAGTTTCTGGCCATATCTTAGGACCTATTTTACAATCTAACTTATAGTGCATAATATAATCTTGAAACAGCTCTAACATACCATTTTGTACTGACTCCCATTCTTCATGTTCTACTAATATCAACTGTTCAAATGAAATGCGTTCATCTCCATCTTCTTGATGTACTGTTTGATAATGCTCATGGGAGTCCTCAAACTTTTCTATGAGTAGATTACACGACACCTCATCTATGACATCATCATAGACTTTAATTAGATTATCAGCCATACTTGAATTATTCATTCAAGGTAATGTAAATACGAATGGGCAAAGTATTTAGGACCAGATATTGGTTTTCTGCCAGCGTGTAACCAACACCACATAGGTGGAAATATTACCATCGTTCCTGCTTTAGGTTTAACCGACAACGGCATATATGTTCCCGGTTTCATTATCTGTGGAAACTCTGTCTCTCCACCTTCCTCAACATCGTTTAGATACATAAGAAAATTGAGAAACCTCTTCTGGCATCCTGCAGTAGAGTCCACGTGCTCATCAAATCTATCATAATCATTAGCCAAATATCGTTTTATTCTAATGGCCTCGTATCCAAATCTCTCGGGCCACATCATCTCAAGTATATTACATTCTTCTTTGTAGATGTTTACATAATACAACATAGCTTCTATCAGTTGTTCTCGTATACCTTTCCACTCATCGTGGTTAAAGATATTGATTTGATTAAAAGAAATAGCCATGTTTTTATTTTTTACTAAAACAACTTCATGTTGATCCTCATATGTTTCAAATTTACCTATAAGAAGATTACAAGAATCTACATCAATAACATCGTCGTAAACACGAATATAATTATCCATAGCAAAACTTTTCTTTAGCAAATGTATCTATTTTTTGCATAACTTCATCAGTATAATATTTCTCCGGATCATTATTTATCGTCTTGCCAAATGTCTTTGTGCCATCAGGTAACTCTATTCTTGTTGACACTGCCTGAAAAATACCAGCTTCTAGTGCTAAATCTAAAAGACCATAATACTTGTCTAAACCCTTTGTGTAAGACAACCTAACGTCTACCACTTGATTCTCTTTTGTTAGACGGGACTTGTATGTCTTACAATGGATGATGTTACCTATCACCTCTGTTCCATCCTTATCTTTCTTCTTTGATAGATAAATGATTTGTGATGCAGCATACTTGAGTCCTGAACCCCCACCCATTTCTTTCTGTGGGAACATCGAACCCACCACATCATAGGTATGATTAGTCAGTATCAATGGTACACCCAGTTTACCCAACTTCAAAGTCAAAACTCTAAAAGTAGCCTTGACTATCTGAGCTCTCGTCATGTCTCTAGTTTCTTTACCAGCTTCTGTATCTTCTATCTCTTTCGTTGTAGATAACATACCTAAACTATCAAGACATAAAAGTAAGGGTTTCTGTTCTTCATCATCTTCATATGCACCAAGCACTGCTAAAGATTGATGCCGAAACTCTTGCACTGTAGTCACAGGTAGTATCACCATACGAGAAGAATCTATACCTCGTTCTTCAATCATATCTTTAGTGATAGCCGATTCACTCTCAAAGAAAACCACACTACCCCCTGGATTATCTTCCAGAAAAGTTTTACATACACCTAAGACAAAGAACGTCTTTCCTGTGGCTGACTCCCCTGCGATTGCAGTAATCTTATTCTGAGGTAGCCCACCATAAAGGCTACCGGAACAAAGAGCATTAAAAATAAAGCTCCCAGTATCGACATAGCCAGACACATCAGCAGTAGCAAGACCGTCACTAACAATTGTACCATATTCATTTCCTGTTTCTTTAATTACATTCTTCAAGAAGTTTGACATCTTCTGTTTCTCCTTCACTCCAGCTCATAGTATACCATTCAATCCCTCTCTCCTTAAGCATCTCTTTTACTAGATCCTTTTGGGAGAGAGGAATATTCATTGTTTTATACTTCTTATTTTCATATACAGCTAACAACAATCAATTTTTACCTTTCTCTGTAAAGTGTCTTTTGTATATGCCCTGTTCGACCATACGCTCTTCATACAATTCAATCTTTCGGACTATACGCCGATCAATCCAATGTGCTAAAAGAACTACTCCCACAAGGCCTATACCAATTGCACTTAACAATATCGTTTCTCCACTCATGCTCCGTACCTCTTTAGATTGGCTTCAAACTCATGCAGACGACGCCAAATTGAACGCAGTTCTGTAATCGTTGTCCAGTTGTGTAAGAATAATGCAAAGCCTCCATGCACTCTACTAAATGCATTACTGACCTGCACCATAACACCAAGAGTAATCATGCCTGTAAACAAACCAGGTCCCATTACAATGTAAGGCGCAATAATCATAAACTGGTCGTAGAGGGATACCCATCCATCAAAGTATCCGTAGTGTAAATACAATCTATGATAATTATACCTAATGCCTGTAAACAGTTCGCCTAATGTTTCTGGCTTTGCAAAGTTGATCTTGTCATCTTCACCAAGCACCAAGTCCTTTCTAAAGGCAGCTTCTACTCTCTGATTATTATATTCTAAATGCGGTAGTTTCCAACCCACAAACCAACTGATACCCATACCACCAACAGATACTAATAGAGTAGCCCATACTAATGAACCTTCTATATCTCTAATGATTGGTAAGTCTACCTTGTCACTGAAACCCCATAAGATTGGAATGAACGCAATCAATGTCATCACTGCTCGTACCACTTGCAGTCCTAATGACTCGATGATTCTTGCCCATCTATTACAATCTTCTTGTATACGTTGTGAGGCTCCTTCTATCTCACCATCGACAGCACGCCATCTTGGAATATAACTGAACGTGATAGCTTGGCGCCAACGCAGTCCGTATATTCTTGCAAACCAACCTGTAAAGATGGCTAGTGCCACATACGGAAATGCAATCTCAGCAAAAGATACTTTAGCAACTTCACTATCAAAGCCACTCATTGTATACTTCAACGAAATAAGCTGACTAAAGAATAGTGCAATGCCCTCGTCAGACTTATCTACATAATCTCCAGCGTTCTGTAACAGATCGTAAAACACTCCATACCACGCATTGATGGCTACTGTCATCTGCACCTGTAACCACAATGATCCTATTAGTAGAATAAGTCCACCCCAAGCCCACAGGGCCCAATCTCTATTCCACCAAAATGATTTTAACATTAAAACAATCCCTCCAATGTCGCTCGTCTGGTGTGTCGAAATAAATCAAACGTCTTATATTTTCCAAAGCACCATACATTTTCAATGTAGAGCTTATTCATAAATTCAACTAACTCTTCCTTAGTTTCAAATTTATTCTTCCCTTGAGGCCGTTGCATGATTCGCATACCAATTTGCCCAAGAAAATCTGGTTGTAGGTGATCTACTAATTCATCACATGAATAGTATCTCACATTTTTAATTTTAGGATCCATAATGTTAGTCATTAGAAATCCTTTCTCACTTAAAGCATTGAAACTATTTAGAGC